GCTTTATTTCAGACACTATTCTGCCTTATTTCGGACATAATTGTCAGGGGTTTCGGACTTGTAAAGTGAGTCTCCGAAGCGTCCTTTCCAGCCCCATGATCCGTGGTGCGTGGTCCATGAGTCCAGGTTCGCGTAGATAGCAATGCCAGCACTCGTAGCAAGATTACAGAAAGCTAGGTCTTCACCCTTCCATTGATGGTCCTTGAAGCTTGTGTCCCAGAAATTATACATATACTTAGCGATAGCATCATCGGTTGCACCTATTTCTTTATTCATCTTAGCTCTAGCACTATCATCAAATTCACACTTTAATTCAGAATATTTCTCCATTAATTTTTCAAAAACTCCTCTATGGATTAACATTAATCCAGCAGGACCTTCTTTTATCTCAACCATATCAAATGGTAATATCTCTACCCAATCTTTATTCTTAAACTTAACAGCGTATTTAACCTTATCTTCCTTAACTCTATAGGGAGTACAAACAATGTCCTTCTTAGGCACTAACATTCTCATTATAGCTTCCGGCTTAAATTCAACATCAGCATCTACAAATAGCATATAATCAAAGCCACTGTCCAAAAATCCACAGGTCAGTAGGTTTCTACCATGTGTTACAAGTGATGATTTAACAGACTTAAACTTACATTCAATTCCATACTTACCTAGTGTTGAAAATGTATCCAACAAAGAGACACAGGTCTCTACTCTCATTGAATCGTAGCACGGTGTCGCGATGTAGACTTTAGGTTTCATCAATAGGCTCTAGTTCATTTTGAAGTTGTTCTGATGTTGTTTTTACCTTTTTCATTTCCCATTTTGTAATAATATCACTGATCCATTGAAATGGAAGGTTCCGTGCCACCATTCCATCGCGATACTCCTTTAGTTCTTTTATTAATTCTTTCGCATCTGATTCAACATCCATTGGTCTTTGTTTACAAACACAATAGTTTTCAATGTCGATCATCTTTCCTTCTTAGTTGGTTTTTTATATCCTATCTTTCTAAGATAATCCGGACTCATTCCGTGAATTTCTTTTCTGTATTTATTTTTAAAAAATCTTAGGAACTCATCATTTTCGAAATGTTCAAATACTTCATTAGGTGGTATTTCACCGTTTCGAACTTTAATAGCTAACGTCTCTAATTCTTTTGATTGTCCATCTTCTTCAAACTCTTTTAATAATTTATCTGGATCCACTCTCGCTCTTTCTTTTTCATCGTGAATCAATTCATGATAATGGTCTAATCGTTTTAAAAACTTATGTTTCCACTTCTTAAGTTCAGCGCCCTGTACTTTGAATTCTTGATAATATAGGTCAGGAGTACATACCATAATCACTCCTTGTTCAATACTACTTCCATAATATGCATCGTGAGCCATAGCATACGCTGCAATTTGTATATAATAATCTTCTATCCATTCTTCTTTCTTGGGACGGTTGGCTTGTTTAAAATCTACAATAGTCTCTAGACCATTGTGTACGCATACCAAGTCAGTAGAGCCAGCATATAACCCAGGATAGTGTAGCATAACCTCACTACCATGGTATTCTGAAACAGGTGTAAGACCCATTTGAATAATTTTGTCGGCCATGGGCTTCGCCTCGCGTCCGATTGTTGTAAGATCATCGTAGCCAACTCCTTGAATATGAGACTCCAAGAATTTGTGCATGGCAGTGCCCCGCTTAGAAGATAGATTCTTAATTGATTCTGCTTTTTCATGTCCGACTTTATTTTTCCAGGCGGTTAAATACTCCTGATTCTTTGTCTTTGCAAGAACTGTTGTAACCGACGGTAAACGAAATCCCTGGAAGTCATAAAATCGAGTTCCAGTATCAACATCTGTAATCTGTTTTCCTTGTATATAAATGTATTTATTAGATTTTTTCAGGGTCATACATTGTGTATTTTAATGTTAATTCTTCTCCTTCTTCAATATCTTCGATGACCGTAATGGTCCATTTATCATAATGAGGTTTAATTCTAATTTGAGACTTAACACAATTAGGTGTATTGGAATGATTTATAAAACCACCTAAAGGAGTTCTAACCAATTCACCGTCCATTCGGTAATGAGATTCTCCTAAATGAGTTCCGCTTACTAATTTTCTCGTGGTGAATAATCCCTGACCATTAATTTGTGAGTCTGCAATTACTAATCCAAAAGGCAGAGGTTTGTAATTTTCTTTTTCCTTACCAATATTATGATATTCTTTTATGTCTTCTTCACTCATCATTTTTTTTAAATATTTTATTAAAATTTTCTCTATATAAATCATTCGATGGCCGTGATACGCCATCCCAGGTCGCGCCTGCTTTTTTATCCTTTTTTTCTGGTATATTAGTTCCTTTTTTATCTCCCTTGCCCAACATGGGTTCAATATACCTTCTACCTTTTTTCATTTTTCCATTTCCTATAACCCTTGATCCATTCATCGGGATCTCTTTTCACAGGTTTTTGATTTTCTTTATAAAATTTATAGAAACCTTCATCTTCAAAATATTCTGCTATTTCAGATGCAGAAACTTGATCCGATTTAATACAATCTAATAAATCTTGATAATCTTTTTTATCTACTTTCATTTCTATAGTCCTCTAAACTAACCACGTTTTTATGACCTGCTTCAGGGTTGTAGTGATCAATAATTTGTTCTAATTTATGTAGTTTAACTTGTGCAAAAGGCCATACAAGTTTAGCAAATGTTAAAGCATCTCTATAACCACAACACCAACGCCATTGTTTTTTATATTTTGGTTTATTATTATACCTTTTTTCTGCGACCCAGCCAAAGCCGAGAACTTCATGTATCCATTTAATAACGGATTCATCAGTCATTGATATTTCACAACGGATGTACCATTGATTATAAATCTTTCCACCTCGATCATTGCGTTTAGTAGGTTTTTTCTTACAAGTTACACAACCTTCACCATCAAAAAGTCCAGCTATATATGCTGCATCACTTATGTTCATTTTCTTCTTTCTTTAAGCTGTGATATATATGGGTTTTAATATCTTTCTCCGTACTCATAATAGTTAAAATATCTACTCCACTGTAAGCTTTAGCATAAACGTTCTGACTCACAACAATTCCTGCGCCAGAACTTATTACAGCAAAATTAGTGCAAGAACTTGTAAGTATTACGAGTGCCGTAAGGAGCATCATCGTGCTCAACCATCGGGGGTTCATATACATAAAATTCTCCTTCCGAGTCACATTCCCAACATTGGTGAACATGCTCTTTTTCATCTGCATGGACAACTTTAACATATCCATTGCCCTTACATGTATCACAAATTGTTTTGTGTATTCTATATTTCTTTAATTTTACCATTTAATTTTTTCGCTTTCTCATTTGTTAACGCTTCAATTGTTTTGCTTATAGATAATTTTGCATCTGGCAATAAAACCTTAGACAAAGCAATCAATGTCTTGTATGTCTTGTGAGTTAGGGAAACATTTCGGTATTTCGTTATGTCGGTCATAGTTCCTTTCATTTATTTATAATGACTATATAGGACTTTTAAAAAACTTTGTCAATGATAAAATTTACTTTAATAATATGGGTGTGTTCTTTTTTAGTAGGGACTAAGTGTATGTCTCCTGTTACTTACCCTGGAGTTTATGATAGTTGGATGGAATGCTCCAAAGCAGCCCACATTGAATCGATGAAACTTCTGGAAGAGTTTGATCTAGATTTTGTTAATAAAAATAACGTTGGTATGAAATATAATTGTAAACCGGTAACGGTGTATTGACAATGTGGCAGAAATGTGTTAAGGGAGGTTTCTTACCTTTAATACCTATTCTATCAGTCTCTCTTTAGGATAGGTACACCAGCATAAAAACACTTAATATTACCATAAATCCAAGACTTATAAATAATATTAAAAAGAAATTATCCACAAATAAATCCTTGCCAGGTCCCTGGTCCGTCATTCATAAACCATGCATTACGTTCTTCGTTGTAAGTTGCGTGTTTTACTCTTAATTGATCACCATACTCAAAACATTCATGTACTGTTCCTTCAAATGGAAAGGACACTAGATGTCCTTCTCCATTAAATAAAAGAATTATTAATATTATTTCTTTAACCATTAGTCTTTTGCATCATATTTTCTTGTTCCCCATGATAATATTTTCTTAATTCCTGGAGCTTGAATGTCTAACGTGACACCATAACGATGCCATGCTTTTTTCATTAGATTTAACTCTAATATCAAGTCAGACCACTGTTTAATAGTGGCCCCTTTAGCAGACAATGTTGCTTTTTTCTCTTTCATATTCTTTTACCATTTAAGATACTGTGTTTAACATATTTATCTTTTTTATTTTGATATGCTATCCAACCTGTCCATTTTGGGTTTGGTATAACTAAAGATTTAAGCAACTTCTTAAAAGACATTGCTTCTTTATCTTCGATTTCTTTGCCATCTTCATAGACTTTAAATTTATATCTCATGTTCTTTCTTTCTCTATATATAGGTTAATATAGGATACTTGTCAACCCCTTTTTCCTCTGTATTTACCCATTCTTTTTTCGTGTTTATTTCTGTTCTTTTTATGTCTTCCAGGCCTTTTTCTAGGTTTATCTCTTTTATAGGTATTTACACCCCATTTTGGTGCCTTAGCCATTCTTAGGGGCTTCGAATCTTATTTGGTCAGAGCTAGTTGCGTGTGGAATATATGAAATTTTACCATTAATATGTTGTTTTAAATCAGAACCACAAGTAATGCATCTAAAACGATCTTGTGAAATTGACACCAACAGTGTGTCACAAGAACAAGTTGGACATGTTCCATTAACTATTTCAGTTTTTAAATTAACGTTTCTAAACATTAGTTACAATTACCCTTACTCAAGTCAATGGGTACTTCTTTAGTAAACCAGAACCATGATGAAATCTTAGTTCCATCTTGGGTGTATGTGCATTTTTGCCCGACTGAGCAGGCGCTTAATGCAAATAATAATGCCAGTACTAGATATAATTTTTTCATATTAATTAGTTAGCGGGTTTGATGTAGATACTTTAATTTCTTCTATTTGAACTTTTAGTAATTCAATTTCTTTAGCATTAACCAAAGGTTTAGTGTGATCATGTGTAACTGGATGTTCGTGTGAAGTATCAACATTTTCTAATGCAGAAACTTTTTCTTCTAATACCGCTATTTGTGCTGAGTAATCTTTAGATTCTCTTGCTTCTATTTCAGATAATTTAGTTGTAATTTCTCCGTACTTTACGAAGCCACCACCAATTGCAACGATGGCTGCTATAAGTGCAGCAATTCCTGCTAGTTGGTCTTTTAGATTAAATTTTTTATCCGCCATATGGATTTTTTTTCTTCATCTTTTTGATTTTCGCTTCCATTTCATCCGCAGTAAAGAAACTGCCACCCAGTACTTTTGCTTCCTTTTTCATTCTCTCAATTACTCTTGATTTAGCCATAGGACTTGAAAAACTAGGTACACGATATCCCTTCCTTTTAGATCCCTTCCTTCCTCTAGGACCAGCTTCTTCTATTCCAAGTCGTCGTGTAAGTTTATTTCCTCTTAGTGCTTTATCAGCCATTTTTTAACTCCTTTAGTTCCATTAAAAGCTTTTGTTTCTTAATATTTAATTCATTAAGTTTTCTAGCTTTGATTTCGATCTTATCATTTTGTATATAACTTGCAAGACTAGTATTTGGGTATATTTGCCTATTATCAAAGATATTTAATTGGTCTAAATATATGTCTTTTGGCTTATAAAACACTGTATTTTGATACATGTCCAGTGATGCTTGTTCACTTGTCATTGCTGCCATTTTTATGATGTTTTTAATAGCTAAATTTTTAGCAACATCCTTAATATCCTTGTCAACTTTATCCATTATTCTAGCGAGATTTTTGACGATAGCTTTTTTCTGCTGTATCTTTTTTTGTTTGGCAAGCTTCTTGCTCTGAACAGTGGATGTTGTAGTAGCTTCGCTAGTAGATTCCTCTTCTTGTGCTTCTTCTTCGAACGTTTCTTCATCCTCTGCTTCTACCATTTCAGTAGGCTCTTCTTCAACAGCTTCTTCTTCAGCCATTTCAGTGTTTTCTTCTTCTACCATCTCTTCTTCAGCCATTTCAGTAGGTTCTTCCGTCATTTCTTCTTCAACCATTTCTTCCTCTTCAAACGTTTCAGTCATCATAGGTTCTTCTTCAATCATTTCCTCTTCTTCAAATGTTTCAGTCATCATTGGAGGCTCTTCTTCTATTATTTCTTCTTCAAATGTTTCTGTCGTGAACGTTTCCGTAGGTGAAAATTCCTCTTCTTCAGAAACCATCGGTAAGAAAGTTTCAACGAGTTCTTCTGTTTCTTCATAAATTTCCTCCATTTCTGTGTCTGTAAATTCAAACATTGGGCCATCTTCAAATGACATTTCTTCCTCTGCAAAGAACTCTTCTTCCATAAAGAATTCCTCTATAAATTCTTCTGCAAATGTAAATGTTTCCATCTCCATTTCCATTTCCATCTCAAACTGGGGCTCTTCGTTAAAAGTAAAGGTTTCTTCTTCAAAGATAAATTCTTCCATATCTTCAAAGACTTCTTCTTGTAGGTCTTCTAGTGTTTCTTCTATATCATCTAGTGCATCTGATGCATCTTGTTCTATTACAGTATCATCATAAGTTATAGTTAAAACAGGCTGTTTTAAATCTGCAGCATTATGACTTCCACTATATGATGCACTGCCTGCAGGAGTTGAATTAAATTCAAATCTAGTTTTGATATCAAAGTCAGTTTGAGTATTAGAACCTATTGAATAAGTATTATTACCTGTATTTTGATATGAGCACCCATTAAAAGTTGCACATGAGCCGGTGACTGTCTTAGTTTGAGTTGTAACATTACCATCACTGTTGGTGATGATCTGTTTCATTACAACATCTTGATTATTACTGTTCCAAAACCATACTTTAGCAGATTGATTAGATGTGAAACCATTATTTAATTGGTCAGAAGATATACCTACGTCATCAACTAGGCTATATGCTTCTGTATTTTCTACATAGCCTTCGTCTATTCCAGCGATGATTCCTGTCCCGTGATTACTAGATAGTTGACCCGTCCAGTTATTGCCTGATGTAAAGGTTTGGTTTAGTACGTTATTTGTTGTTACTTCGTCTGCTGAAGTTGTAAGGGTTAACATTGTCAGCAAAACGGTCAATAGCAAAGTGCGCATATATAATAACTCCTATAAATATTGTTAGCCAGATCACTTAGGCGTTTCCCACTCTATTTTTTTCTTTTTTTCTTCAATCTTTTTTTCTACTTGCTTATCAAATTCGTCAAATTCTTTTGTCATTTTAGATTCTTCTTTAGCTAATCTTTTTTCTTCTAAAGCTTTTGCTTTAGCTATTGCTTTTTCTTTTTTCTCTCGCTCCCTCATACGTTTTACATATATGTCGTAATCAGGTCTTTCATGATCATACTTAGACCATAGTGCTTTTGCTTCTTTACCAATTTTTCCATCGATTGGACAGGGAGTGCCAGCTTGTATCATTGATTCAAACACACGTTCATCCTGGCAGAGAATAGCAACGGCTGCTACCTTCATACCAAAGTCATTTAATATTCTTGCTAGTTTTAATCTTTCACAATTTTTATCTATAAAATGTTTACCACCACTGATACCAACACCAAATGTTTGAATCCCTGCACTAGCGCCTACTGCGCACACATCTTGTGTCATTGAATTATATGATGGTGCTGCAGCTGATGGTGGTGATGATCTTATATCTGAATTTGTAGTATTATTAGTTGTTGATGTAGATTCAGAACCTGTTTCATAGGTAGTTGTTGATTCTGAAGTATATCCACCTTCAATACTTGTGTTAGATCCACTAACATTTGTCTGTGTAGAATCACCCCAGGCTTTTGGTCCACCAAATAGAGCTAATAGAACCATTAGTATAATTAATGTTCCTGTAAAATAATAATTCACTTTACCTCCTATTGACACGATTCACATTCTCCAGTCTCATCAACAACAAGACCTTCTGGCTCGTCCTTTACTTCACGACATTTACAATTTTGACAAGTGCATAATCCATACACGTCTCCGTGAAGTTCACCATCACAGTGACAATCACAATTACAATTCTTGCATTTTTTCATTATTTAGCAGCCTCAACACAAATGGGACAAGACTTTTTAAATCTTGAGTGCGTATTGCATTGAATTTTTTTAGATTCAGTAATAACAACTTCTTTTACTTCTTCCTGTTTAACTTCATCCTCTGATACAATTGGTTCTTCCTTCTTACCAAATATTTTTTCTATTAGAGATTTTATCCATTTAATCATTTTTCTTTTCCTCAATTTTATAGAAGAACCTATCGGTATCTTCTGTTTTCCACTTACGTGTATCTTCAACATTCCATTCAGATGTTTGGACCTTCCAATCTGGAACTTCGTCTTTTACTGTAAACGAAGGGATATCCCAAAGGATACGATTGTTAGGTTGTGCTGCATAATTTCCATTCTCTAGAGCGAGAATGTGTGCGCACTTATGTTCGTGCGGAATTTCTGAATGATCAGTATCTACTATATTACTCTCTGGGTGCGCCCAGTCAACTGTAAAAAGATATGCACCTGGATGGGTTTTCTTATCTTTTCCAAAAAACTTTCCAGATTGACCGTCTAGGATATCAAAAGAAGTAACGCTAGGATAGTAACTAAAGCAATTCCATAGCTCCAGCTCATCAAGTCGCATCCTAGGAACTTGATCTGTTTCAAACCCTCTCTGAATGAAAGCGGATATCGGCAGCCGATAGAATACAGCACCGTTTTCCATAATTGCATGAAAGAGTATAGGGCGCCCTGTAATCGATGCCAGGCCAAATATAATGCAGTCTTCAACTTCTCCATGATGCTCTTTGAGATCATAGAGATATTCTCTCCTGATCTGTGAATAGATCACCGGAATGTTTGCATTTAGATAAGCCATTTATCATAAATTATTTTATTAAGGCAATTATTACAATTACGACTATAACTATAGCAATAGATTTTTGCTTATTAGCTTTAGCCCATGTTATTACTTTTTTTATATGGTCCATAGTTTTCTCCTATTTTTCTTTTATTGTACCCCAATTTGGCCCGGATTCATAGTCTACTTTATTAGGAACTTCAAGAGAAACAGCCTCTTCCATAACATTTTTTATTAATTCCGCTTGCTGTCTATCTTTGACAGATATATCTAATTCATCATGTACTTGTATATGGGGAATAATTCCTTCTTTATGTAATTCTAACATTGCTTTCTTTGTCATGTCCGCTGCGCTTCCTTGAATTAATTTATTTAATGCTTTGTAAGTATAGGCTCGTTTGATCCCTGGTCCGTGTTCCGTGAGTGCTGCTTCATGAGGCAGCGCCTTATGAATTCCGAATTGATTGGGTTCCCATAAATGAAACCTACACAAACGACCAAGTAATGTTCTAACTTTACCTGAGTCTTGAGCACGTTGCATCACGTTATCCATTAGTTGTTTTACGAATGGAACTTTGTTGTGGTACTGTCTAAATAGTTCTTGAGCTTTTTCTTTAGACACACCTAACTCTGCTTGTAATTTATTTTTTCCCATACCATAGAACAGACCAAGGTTTATAGTCTTAGCCTGTGATCTAGGTATCTCTGCCATGTCTGCGACAATGTCATGAAAATCCGCATCGCCTTCACGATACGCTTCCAATACTTCGTCCACTCCATAGAGATTCTGTAAAGTTGCGTAATGCACTACCAACCTAGGCTCTTGTTGAGAATAGTCAAAACAACCCCATGTATGGCCTTCCTCAGGTATAAATAATGACCTAATAGCTGGTCCAAGTTCCTTGTTTCGTGCTGGTATCTGCTGTAAATTTGGATTAGAATAACTGAATCTTCCGGTTACTGTTCCTCCGTTGTCTCCTCGTAATTGATTAATTTCTGCATGTATTCTTCCCTTGTGAGAATGTTTGATTATGGTATCAATGAATGTGGTATGGGCTTTATTTATCTCACGAGCCCGGGCTATATGTTTCACTAGTGGGTGGGGGTGATTCTGTAAAAAGTTTTTAGTAAAGGAAGGAGCAGATGTTTTCTCGGTTCTATCGTAGTCTAAGTTCAGCTTATCAAAAACTTGTGCAATACTACGTGCTGCCCATATTTGGGCATCTACTCCTGTTTCTTTTTTTACTGCTTGTAATGATTGTTTTTCTTGTGCAAGTAATGTGGTTTTCAATTTGTGCGCTGCTTCCACATCCACGCGAACACCTTTAAATTTCATATCAACTAGACACGGAAACAATTCTGTTTCCATATTCATGATTGAATTTATATCTTGAAGATCAATTTCTTTCTTTAATTCTTGCCAAAGGTCTAAAGTTATTTCAGCATCTTTTTCTGCATATGCGCCAACATAAATGGCAGGTAGTTTATACATTTCTGCCTTGGCGTCAACACCCCAATCTTTTGCAGCAGCATATAAATCTGTTTCATTTTTTCCTTTTCCAGTATACCTTTTACTGCAGTTGTTTAAGTCATAGCGCATTTGATTTTCATCAACAAGGGCCGATGCAATCATCGTGTCCACTATTTTACCGCTAATACTTAAACCTAGGGCCCTAATCCAACAAACGTCATACATGGCGTTGTGAAAGATTTTTGTTGCTGGTGTAGATAGTACACCTTGAAACCATTTCAAGACTTTTTTACGATCCATGTTGCCACCACCTTCGTGAGCAATTGGATAATAACCACACCAGTTTTTCACTGCCACAGCTATTCCTACAATTTCTCCTACTCCTACAACAGAACCAGAGCCTCTATTAATATTTAGGTTAGGGTCTTTAGTTTCCAGGTCTATTGAAATTTCATTATATTTAGATAGATCTGGAAATTCTTCTGGTGGTAACCATTCTGTTTGTGGTTTGAAAAGTGGTTGTTGTATCATTTATAATCTCTCTCTATAATCATTTCTATAAAATGTATTGCTTTCAATAAATCTTGTTTTTTTCCTTTCAATCTATGTCTCAAGATATATTTTATAACGCATCCTTCCGGATATAGCAACTCATTTTCAATTACAAATTTACTTGGCTGAATTTTAAATTTCTGATAGTGTGTTCCGCCGATTTGTTTGTCGTATGGTTTCATATTCCGATTCCTAATTTGGATATAACCAGTATTTGAAGATTTTTTATTTCTTTTTCTTGAAGTTTTATTATTTCTGTCATTTCATCTGATATAACCCAAAGCTCAGCTAAATCTTGCAATATAAGAATTAAAAAACACAAAGCTATAATTAAAGTTATTGCCATAACCAAAGAGAGTACTTTATCTAAAATCATATAATAAATCCTTTGTTGTATTGTTTAGGTTCTATAATGTGTAAATTTTCTTTTGTTCGAGTTGCACCTACATAAAATAATCTATTTTCATCGTCTGGATTTTTTTCATAAGTATCCAATGTTGTTTTAGTAAGATCAGTAAGAAGAACTACGTTTTGTGATTCACCACCTTTAGCTGCATGTATTGTGGATAGTTCTATTCTTGGTTTTTTATTTAATTGTTCTCCGTTGGCTCGCATCTTTCTTAAATATTCTATTCGTCGTGAGCCTGCATCATCAAATGCTTCAAACCAAACTTTTTTAGTTTTTAATCCAAAGTCTTTAGTTATTTGATCAATACCATAAAAAGATCCTTTGGTCATTCCATGCATCAAAGTTTTATCTCTATGATTAGGAGACATATACCCATAAATTTTTTCTATTTGTTTATAAGATAATAACTGTCCTTGACGTAAATGTTCCCAGTCTGTGGCTGCTTCTTGAATATCTTTCTCATAACTACGTTTATGCCGAGTTTCATAATATAAACCTTTACGATATAAAGTATCCTCTATTTCTTTAAGCATGTGCTTAGTTCTAGCTAACACCAACCACTCACCAGAAGACATATCTACTGAATCAATATCAAAATGTCGGTGTAAACTTCCTTCATTAGTTTTAGGTTGCCATGTTTTATCTATTCTATGTTTAATTCTATTTATAATTCCCATTGCCAATTGATGAACTTTAATAGGTATTCTATGTGATTGTATAAGAGGAAGATTAATCATTTGATCTTGTAAAGCTATAAAAGAATCTACATCAGCACCAGCCCATTTAAAAATAGCTTGATCATCATCTCCTGCGATGAAAGTATCTTCTGTTTTATTCCAAATAGTTTTTGTCATATCCCATTGCATCAACGACAAATCTTGTGCTTCATCAATAAAGATTACATCAAATTTGGGAGATAAATCTGACTTAATAAAATTTAAAATCATGTCATTAAAATCAATTAAGTTATATTCTTTTTTATATCGCTTTAATTCATTATGAATAATATGTAGTTTATCTAATTCTAAATCTTGAGTATGTTCTCTTTTGTTATATTGTTGCTCAGGTGTGATGTTTCTTACTTTTGCAAGATTAATAATTTGTAAGTATTCACTATCAGAAGTAAATATACCGTGATCTTCTTGATGTTCAGCGTAAGTC